GACCACGGCAAGCGCCACTCCTATCACAAGCCACATAAGGCTCCTCCGTTTCGGTTGAAGAGGGGGGCCGGGACTCCCGATTCTCCACCCGGCGTTTCCGGCGCCCCGGCCCCTACATCCGGGAGTTCTGGGTAGCTACCAACCGGCGTGCTTACTTGTTGATCGTTCTCGTTGCACCACACCCATGAAAGCCGTCCGCGCTGCCCAGTAGCTTCTTGAGGGCTTCCTGTCTAGGGAAGTGAGTAGGCCCTCGTAGCTCAGCGGAAGAGCACCTAGCTGCTAACTGGGAGGTCGCGGGTTCGAATCCCGCCGGGGGCCTTATTCAAGCTGGAGGCTCATCCTCCTGCATCTTGACAAGCCGTCCGGACACCACGTAAGATGGTCCGTAGCAGCTAGGCAGAAGTTCCGCTGGGTGGCCAACCAAGTTCGGTACCCAAGCAAGATTGGCGTAGGAGCCCGCTTCGGCGGGCTCCTCGTCTGTCTAAGGGCCCCCGCAAGCCGGGACGCTCTCGGGCCATGCCCCTGGATCTCGCTTCTCGTACGCGTTGAAGATGATCGTCTGGTGTTCCGGCGTCGCGCTCGACGCCGATCCATAGCGCAGACCGCCAGCAGCAGCCCAAGTACTTGGAACCCACTGGTAACCGCCTTCATAGGGCGGATCGACGATATGCCAGTCCACCGTACTCGACCGATACGGGGGCCCGTTGGGTTCACCGGCCTCGTGGTTGGCTACACAGAGGTTGAAATGGTCGAAGACGCCCCTGCTGTGGTGCTGGCGCCGATCAACTCGCGCTGGGCCTCGGTGGCCAAGATGAGCACTGACGGACTGGTGTGTATGGGCCGGCCCGAATGCGAGCGCGGCGATGAGTAGGGCGAGTCGGAGGATTGCATCGGTCTCCTTTCCCGGGTCGCCGCGGCGCAGTGCCGAGGCCGGATCGCGTCAACCGTCGACGCCTTCCGCTCTAGGGAGAGCGGGTCAGCTAAGCAGCGAGAGCGAGCACGGGCCGCTCGGGTTCGCGCTTCTCGCCAGGAACCGAGATGCGTTGCTCGATGCGCATCGCGCCGAGCATGTACCGCATCTCTAGTCGCGCCCGACGCTCCTCTTCAGACCCAAACCGTGTCTTGAGCATCCGGTCGAACACATCCAAATAGAGGCGTTGAGCGGCCGTGATCTTCGGCCACTCCCCGGCCTCTTCGTCATGTTCGAGTCTGACTGGCCGGGTCGCCAACCATCCCCGCTCATAACATTCAGCGACTAGAACTGCGTTGCTATCCGCGCCGATCTGTTCGCGCGCAGCCTGCAATCGTCTATACAGGCCAGCCCGACTCAAACCGAGCTTGACAGCACTCTCTTCGGGCGAGAACCCGTCCGCCAAAAGAAGGATCGCCTCCCACCGCTCGATACTAAACGGGTGTGTCAACCTAGTCGAGTTCGCCGAGGATCTTCACCCAATGCAAAAACTCGTAAACACCGTAAATCACGCCTCCTATCAACAGGACAACGATAATCAGGGCGACGAGTTGGGCAGCACGTACGCCGCCCTTAGAGTCGAGATTCATGAGGCTGCCTTAGCTTCCATTTGCGACCGCATCTGCGAGTGGATTATCTGAATGCGGTTGACGACCTCACCCGCAAACGCGCGGTCATAGACGACGACAGCCTCGTTGTTTTGCTTGCCCTCTCCGCCTTCCGAGAGGTTCGTGCTTCCACAAACGGTCACGAGTCGGTTGATGACGATGAGCTTGTCGTGGTTGATCGCGCCCTTCTCCGAGCGTCCGATCACGACATCGTTGCCCAGCTCACTCCCGGGCCACTTAGCGACGATGGCCTTCTCATGCACGCCGGCCGCCTGCGAACTATCCAGACAGAGCGTGACCGGCAGGTGCTCCGTCAGCAGTGCCGTGCGAAACAGTTCGTCAACGGTATCGTCGTCCCACCCGTACATCGATGCGTCGAGGGACGTTAGATCGCTGACCGAGCACAGCGCGACGAACGCCTCATGCACCTTGTCCACGGGGGCGAATAGGTGCTTGGCGTTCGCTGGGTAATCAGGTGGAAAGGGAGTCGCCTTGTAGGCGCTAAGTCCTTCCCAGGTTTCGAGGAGTGTGGCTGCTGTGGTCATCATCTCGTCGTAATCACGGACGCTTCTCCGGCCTCGTTGTCAAGGATCTGCACACCAGTCGTCTCCGGATCGAAATAGACGACCTCGGGGTATCCTTCGCCCCACGAGTTCAAGAGCGGAACCTCGCCGCCACTCGACAGGCCGAGCAATTGGAGAACATCCGCCATCTTCGTCGTCCAGCGGTAAGCACCGATCTCGATGCCACCCGTATTCGGACGCCAAGGCGTGTGTGTCGCCACGTCTCCGCCCTCGAAATGGTCACCCCACTTCTTGAGCACCGCTCCCGCAGTCCGGCAAGTAGACCCTTCCCCATCCGGGTAGGTACCTTCGTAACGACGGCAATCATCATACAACCAGAAACCATCGAAAGTGCGACGGTAAAGCAGGCTCATCATGCGCGAATGGCCGAAACCGACACATGCTCCTTCTGGTCCTTGATTATAAAACTTCCACCAGGCCCGCTTCTCCTGCTCCAGTTCCGGCTGTCCGGACTGCGGAGCTGGCTCCAGACAGACACAGTGACCGCCTCGAATAGCACCGGAGATGCTGATGCGCCACTTCCCATCCGAACCCTGTTGGGGAATGTCGAACCCTTCATACCAGTTGATGCCGATGGGTACCGGGACATGGATAGGATGCAGCTCTAGCGGCAACGCCGAGAGTGGATACTTGTCAAGGTGCTCAGTGTCAGGGACCTTATTCAGTCCTAGTGCGCCAGTCATAGACTTGACTTCCGGGCAGCAACAGCAGCCTTAGCAGCAGGCGTGTAATGGCCACTGAGGATATGATGGTTCACCAGATAAGCGATGCCCGTCACGACACCGAATACGAGGGCCTGCGTAATCTCAGCAGCCGCTGCGTTCGCGGTGATGTGAAACACGGCAAAGACCTGGGTGCCCGCAAGCCATGTTGCTAGGGCACCAGCGATAGGCGGAATGACGACCCCTATGAGGAACTGCTTGATCGCTTCAGCGGACATGATTATTTCCCTTTCGGATAGAGGCGAGAACGCAAGACGCGTATCTCGCGGTTGACAGCAGCCCCACGCCTGAATAGGGGCGTGCAAGCTGGACGGGGATGATTGACTCGACAACCCGCGTTGACGAGGTGTCGGCGGATCTTGGCCCGTTCAACATCGAGCCTTTTCAGCTCGGCGTGTTCGGCGGCCCGATTGCGTTTCGCTGGTTTCGCGACAGGCAACAGGAGGAGCCGCACCTCGGCTTCACGGCGTGTCCTCAACCCGGGGAGAACTACTCCTCCTGCGTGATCGTAGGCGAGCATGATTCGGCTGGCCGCATAGATCCGACCGCTGGCTAGGTCGGCTCGTAGCGTTCCTGTAAAGATCCCGGCGCCGAGATTGTAGGCGAAGCTGTCGAGCGCATCGACCTCATGCTGGTTGAATGGGTAGCCGATCTGGTGGACAGCCCACTCGTATTCGATCTGGACGGAACGCTTGAGGTTAACCTCGGCGGCTTCCCGGCTCGCGAAACAGAACCCTCGGTATATGCCTTTAGTCTGACCAAACCCAGCCGTGTAGACACGACCATACGGGTCCCAGTAAGCGCACCGCGAATACCCCTCGAAGCCCTCGACCAGATGCAGCCCTGTCGAGTCGATCGTCAACTGGTGCGTCACCGTCGGTGGTAGCGAGACCGGAGGCCTCGCGGTAATAGCGCCTTCGGGCGTGACAGAAGATTCCGGCTGGATGTAGGTCACTTCCGGTGCGGGCACACTCACGGTGTGTGTGACCGTCGATCCGCACCCAGCGACTAGTAGCGCAGCACTGAACGCTACGAAACACTTCTTCATGGAGACCTCCCTAGAGGTGGTTAGAGCTTGCGAGCAGCCGCCGCTCGAGCGGCCTTGTGGTCCTCGAGGACCTGGGCGTGTGTCGGCTCGTCCTGAGGCGAATGCTTCTTGCAAACCACATGGTTCGTGCCAGGCACCGTCTTCCACTGGTGGCGTTTACAACCAGCCACATGACATTGGGTCATCTTCCAATAGCGTCGAGCAGCAGCGAGAACAGTCAACAGCGTCAAGAACGTGAGCACTTCTGTCCAACTCGTCACGATCACAACCGGCTGACTGATCCACTCGATAGCGAACATCACCCCGCACTCCGATGATCGCTCCCTTTCCCGACGCCTACATGGATGTGCGGACCGTGTTCGACCCCTACTTCCGTTTCGACTTCGGGCCCTTTGCCCTGTTCGGGCCCATGAGCCCGTTCGCTCTTATCAGGACCAGGCATAGGAGGAGGACTTGTAGGACCCGGAGGGGCCGGAGCCGGTGCGGGGACGGCCGGCGATGGTGAGGGTGAGGGTATGGGCACCATTGTTGGAGGCGAAGGATGCACGGGCCCCGGAGTCACATGGTGAGGTACGACCACAGGGTGATGTACGGATGGTCGACGAACGATCGGAGCCCCAATCGACGGTGCTACTAGCGCTTCGCCCTCCAACACGAGACTACGATCTTCAGGACTATCCGATGGTCTCCTGAGACCAACCGGAGTACCCGCACATGAGGATGCTGCAGGGATCTGTGCGACACGCTCAAGCGCTACCCGCCAACGAGCCTGAGCACGAGACGAGAGTAGATGGAAACCAGCTGCGATCCGCAACACAGCACCACCAGACAACGTCTCGTAATGCTTCAAACGACAATACGCATCAGCGGCCTGGATCGCTTGGGAGCGCTCCCGCTCAACCTCAGCTTCCAAACCCGCGATCAACACCCTGTTCTGAGAAGAGAGGGCTTCGAGAGCGTATGCCTGTTCCCCCAAACGTTTCGAGTCGTGACCCTGACCAAACAACGCGACGACTAGCAACACGAGGCTCGTCACGACAAGAGCGCACACGACGAACAAGCCGATCGTGCCGCGCCGCGTCAACCCATACACAGATCCATCCGTAGAAGTCTTGATAGTCCGGATCAACGGCCCATCCCCCCACTCACCAGCAGCGTCAACCCAACCAACACCACGCTCGATACGATCGCCGCGATAACCGCCACCCGCAACGTCTGTTTAGACTGGCGAGCTTCCGCCGCCGGATTCCCCGCGAGTTCGTCGATCTTGGTCGATAGTCGAGCTATCGCACCAGCAGGATCAGTCAACTCACGCTTAATCCAGCGCAGGTCGGTCTTGAGCTCTGTGACCTGGGTCGGCAGGCCGTTCATGTGGCGCTCCACCTGTCCGACACGCCTAGCGAGTTCGTCCAAGCGCGAATCAGGCTCTGGGACCATGACTCACTACATGCTCGTGATCGATGATCTTCCTTGCTGGGCGCATCGTCGAGCTGGATATAGACATTGTCCAAGAACCCCCATGATTCGTTGAGACGGAGACAGGATTAGACGTTGACTGTCATTTCGATTGTGAGCAAATAGTCACCACTCGCGCCTCCGATAAGACGCACATACGCATATGGCGCACCAAGCGCTACCTGTTTCAGTGCGCGCTTGATGCTGTACCGGCCCACGTTCGAGACGGCGCCATCCGTGGCACCCAGATCGACGCCCGAGACCTCCAGACGCCACCCCGTCCCATTCAGGACCTGCACGACGACGGCGGCACTCACAATATCTTCGAGGTTCGCTGGCAATACCACCCTGCCGTAACCGTCAGGCGCTGAGTGCGCTGGCGCACCAGCGCTCGTAGCACCACCAGGCGTGCCCGTTACAAGCGCTCGGCTGCCCTGATATGTGCGGCGTGGACCGAAGATCGCTGCGTGCAACCGCTTCAATGCTGCACGAGGTGTGCGTGGACGTTGACGGAACCCGACCGTGGGTGCTCCGATCCCGTCGGGTCGGTGCGACCAAGTGACGGTCGTGAGTTGTCGCGGCGTCTCGTCTTGCACGTCGATTCGCGACAGTCCCACCATACGCGTTGATTTCGGCACTGGACATGTCCGGCCATTCGTTTGAGCGCCGGAACTCGGCAGTCAGTTCGCCCGCGACGAACGCGAAGATCCGGTCGTAGCGCGCTACGAAACGGAGATCGACGGGTCCTGGTACAACGAGGCCCTGTCTCTTAGCGGTAACGTTGCGCTCGGGTACCCCGATGAGTATCGTCGAACCGTCAAACACATCTACTTGCAGCGAAAGACCAGCGACGTCCAGACGAACAAATGACGCGCTCGCAGCCGTCGGCTGTGCGGAGACCCACCGCAACCTCGCCTCGCATGTCCAACAGTCGGTGCTGATACCCGACAGTTCTTGCGTATAGGACGCTGCTCCCCATTTGCCGACAGCCCCGGTCTGCATGACCGTGAGATCGGCTCCATAGGCAAGCACGGGTATCCGCGTGTAATGACCCAGAACGTCGGCGGGGGCAGTGCCGTCCCACACGTCCACTTCGCTGCTGATTGCGCCTGCGAGCACTACGGGAAGATCGGTACCCTTGATCGTGATCGTGGACTTGCTCTTTTCATAGTCGGTTGGTGTACCGACATAGACAAGATCGTTTGGGTCGCGCCAGAACTCCAACCACTCCTCGCCGGGCTCATAAGCAGTATCCGTTAGGATACGAAACCGGCGACGGTGGAGAACACCATCATCCCCAGCAGCGTTTGGGAGGACGACGGTGAATGATCCGTCGTCTGATAGCACCGCAGTCGTCTCGGCTGCTTGCCAGCCCTGCCTACCCTGTAGACCGTCCTCGCCTGTGACAGTATCATCACGAACGAAATACGCGCGAGCTACCTCTATCGCAGACGGGTCACCCGGCTCGCCGCGGCGCACATGCTTGATCCAGCACTCGGATGGATCAATGGATCGGGGGTCTGGGCTCGCTTCGAGTGGCTGCGCTGTACTTTCGCCGCCAAGTTCTTCTCCGGGGGGGAGCGGGGATGGTTCCCCTCCAAGCAGCGTAAGAAGCGGCATCGCCTAGTCTTATTAACCCGAGAGTCCGTACAGCAACACGTACGTCCAAGGGGATTCGTCGGACGGGTTGACCTGGATTGAGAACTGCTTAGGAATAAAGGCGTTCGCGGTCTCCATAGTAACTGTGGGTGATTCTGTGCTTAGCGTTTCGCCCGTAATCCATGATCTAGTATCAAGACCAGGCCCAATCTGATACAGGAAAGTGTTGACCGTTTTGACAGGCAGGAAATGAACCATATTGCCCACATCACAGCCTACCGATACTCCGAGCGCTCCAGTTCCGGCCACAGTAACGGTGAGCCTGATATGAAGCATATTGTGGTTGTAATTCAGGATTACTCCCGTATTACCCCTAGAGGTGCGATTTTCCAATGGCAGTCCAACTTCGTTGAACAAATTGCCACGCATTCTGTCCAATGTGCCTTCTTTATTCAAGAGGCAAAGCTCAACAGGTATCGCTTCGGATGCGGGTTCACCATCTTTCGTGTTCCCCGACAGAGGTCTCCAACCCGTGCCATCCCATACCATAGCCCCCGTGTTCTCTACAACACTGCCCGCGTTATGGTATCCACCTGGCTGTATATCGGATGCAATCGTTTCTTCTTCACCTTTAGCATTGATCCTTGTAGAGCCCATGCCATCCCTCCAATATCGGGTGTTTATTTTCCGCCAACAGTCGGTGTTAGGGCGCGTGTGAGCGCTATCAGCTACGACCGACCAAAACGGGCACGGGTCTCGCATCGACGAGCGACATGCTCGCGAGATCTTCTGCTCCCGGTCCGGGCGGACACGCAAGCTGGCCGACGAGCACGCGGATACGACGAAACGCAGCCGCGCTTCCGCCGAGAACTGTCGGCGTGCCGCCCACCGTCTCATCATTAGTACCGGATGCCCACAATAGTGAATGGCCACCAGCCGCCGGTTTGATGAGATGCACCCAGGCAGGCGTCTGCGGGATCATGGTAACGTCACCGATACCCTCGGGAGAATACTCAAGCCGGGCCGTTTCGCCACCATCGTCGTAGGACTCTAGGCGCGGTCCCCACCATCCGCGTTGGAGGATGGCGCGCATTCCGTAGCGGCCGGCCCGCCACTCGATCACGGCTCGCTCGGGAGTGATTTCAACCACATATGGGTCATCTCTGTATAAGCGGGGTTTCGGCACGTTGATCCGTCCTTGACTCGCCCTACGGTCCGGTCTGACCCCTATTCAAGTTGGCCCCAGCGACAGCGTGAACTGTCCTGGGGCCGTGGCAAAGGAGCGTGAACTCCCATGCAAGACGACCCTTCTATGGGCGCGGGCGATGTCCTGCGCGTAGCGGACCCCGGTGTCTACGGCCTTTTGATCCAGCCGACGCAGCAGAGGCCTTGGTCGGTAGGCGAGCTTGTGCTCGAACTTGGCAGTCGCCTCGATGTTGAGGACGCTCTCGCACGCCTGCACGGCGCGGGCTTGGTGCATCGCTGCGGCGACTTCGTATGGGCCACTCGGGCCGCGCTCGCGGCGGACGCTATCGACCTGTAGTGCCCGAGGCGGCGGTTAGACCGTGGCGCACTCTAAGGGCACAGTCTGACCCTTTTTCGCCCGCTTGTGGAAGAAGTCAAGGTATTCGGCCTCGCTCAACCCTGCGTTTTGGATCTGCTTCTTGAGTAGTGCTCGCTTGACCTCGCGGTGGTCGGGGATCGAGAGGTGTCCCTTTCCATCCATGGAGAGGATGAAATGCTTGCCGTTTCCTCGCCTTTTGAGGCAAGTCCACCCGGCACGCTCAAATGCCTTGACGTGGCTGCTTCCGCTCGCTAGCGGAAGATCGCTTTGGCCCACGAGCTAGAGATGAACGCTGAATCGACGAGCAACCCCGGTGGGCATATCTAGATCAAGCTCCCGGAAGTGTTCCTCCATCTTTGCGGCGACGATACCGTGGATGGCGTCGATCAAGTTCTCCACGGCCTCCTCCTCGGTCTCGCCCTGCGCCATTGCCCCTGGTATATCTGGGGTCTCGGCAACGAAGCCTCCGTCGGTTGTGTCGGCCTCCACGACGACCTCGATATTCCATGTACCGCGCTCATTGACGTTGGGCGGATTGCGGATCGTCTCGCGCCCGTCCTCAGCCCTACCGAGAATCTTGCGCAATGCGGCGAAGAACGCAATGACCGGCTTCGGTACCGGCGAGGGCGCGTAGCCCGCGTCCGAAGCCTCATCGGGCCTGCAAACGGACCCCTTGGCCTCCTGTACGGTCATAAATCTGCTCCTTTCGCTTGTCCCTTCTCCCAAGCGTCAAACCAAAACCCCGCAAATAGCGACGATTTCGGTCTGCCGGTGCTTATGATGACATACGTCGGCACTCGGACGCCACAGACAAAGCTCTCTGCCCTTTCATCGGCACTTATTCGCTGATGATTAGTGAGTGTCAGGCAACTTGACAAGCGCAAGAATGTCAGGTAGCCTTACGGTATGCCTCCGGTAGACCGCAATACGCCCCGTCGTGCCGAATCGTCGGAGTCCACGTACTCGCTGATGGAGTTCATGCATGAGTTCCCTGACGATGCTGCTTGCCTTGAGCACTTGTGGCGCTCTCGGTACGCGCCGGATGGCGAACACGCCGAGTGTCCGAAGTGCAAGCAGGAGCGTGTCTTTCGCCGGTACGCGACGGCGCAGGGTCGCCAGTCGTGGACCTGTACCGGCTGCGGTCACCACGTCCACCCGACCGCAGGGACGATCTTCGCGAAGTCCTCGACCTCGCTGCACTTGTGGTTCTACGCGATGTATCTCGTGACTAGCACTCGTTGTGGGATCTCCGCCAAGCAGCTAGAGCGCTCCCTCGGAGTGTCCTACCGGACGGCATGGCGGATGCTCAACAAGATCCGCAACGAGGTGATGGCCGACGACGGCGAGCCGCTACGCGGCGATATCGAGGCCGACGAGGCTTCTGTGGACGGCAAGCCGCGCAAGCCACACGGTCAATACAAAGGGCTCGCGATAGGTCCTGAATCGTCGCGCCGCTCAGAAGCGATGAAGCTGCGCGAACGTAGTAGAGCAACCGTGTTCGCTGCCGTAGAACGCGGCGGGCGCGTCAAGGCGACCGTCTTGCCGTCTCGGCGTGGGCCGCGCTTGAAGGAAACGCTGATCGAGTGGGTAGAGCCGGAGTCGATCATCGTCACCGACGAGTGGCCCGCATACAACGGTCTCGACCGCCACTTTATCTCCCATAGTCGAATCAACCATTCGACGGGTGTTTACGTCGATGGAGACACGCACACGAACACAATCGAGGGATTCTTCGGCCATCTCAAGCCATCGATCAAGGGCACCTACAGGAAGGTGTCCCACAAGTGGCTACAGGGCTACCTCAATGAGTTCACGTGGCGTTACAACCTGCGCTTTCAGCGGGACCCGTCGATGTTCGCTGAGCTAGTCGAGCAGGCGTGCGCGAAATGAGTGAAGCGAAGGCCATCGAAGCCCTACGCCGAGCAGCCGAGCGTCGCAAAGCCGCCGATGACGAGCGACACGCCGCGTCAGCCGAGCTAAGAAAGCGAGTCCAAGACGCCCGCGCGGCTGGAGTCAGTCCGACTCGGATCGCTCAGGAGGCCGGTCTATCTCGTCAGGCTGTTTACGAAGCGCTGGGCCAGCGACCTTCCTAACCGTCTTCAAGAAGTCGTCGCGCGACGGGATCGGGACCTCGATATCGCCGTCCTTCGCCGGAATCGTCTGGGTATGGCTTGGCTCGCGTTTGTCGTCTGACATCTACGGCGAGGGTAGCGCGCTCGGTTACGCCGATGCACAGTCCATGATTCTCTGTTGCCCGTTTACGGGTGATAAGCCCCTCGACCGCCGTTAAGAGCGACGGCCGAGGGGAACCACCACAAACAAAGGCACTAGCAATGCCTAATTCGCAACTCAATCCCGGAGAGACGGTCCGCGTCGCCGGGCCTTACATCCTCGTCAACCGCAACGGCAAGTCGATGGACGTTGCCATACGGCGCGAGATAGGCGAACGGCTGCCGTTGGCAGTCGCCGCCGATGGTCCGCTCTGGTACGTCCTGGTGGCATCCACCACGACGGCTCAGGCGGCGTAGACGACGCCCTCGGTCCTCGGCGTTCTGTCGGGGACCGTTGGCATCCTTCCCAGGCCACTCGGCCATAACGGAGCTGCCTCGGCCCATTCCGAACTGCCTAGCAAGCAGGGCCGGGGCGGTTCCCGTTTCTTGGGGGAAGATCACAGTCATGTGGGGGTTCAACTCTGTCGAGCGAGGGCCATCGGATAGCTCTCCGGCCCTTACGCCACCGCGCTCAGCGGCTTCCGCGTTCTCGATACTGCTCAAAACTGCTTGGTAATGCTCGATCCTGCACCAAAATGCGCCATTGTGCGCTGTTATGCAGCATTGTAGATGCACCGGACGGAACCATGTACGAGACGTGCATGTACGCACCAGCCCTCTCCATCCTCGACCCCTTTGGCGGTGCAGGCGGCACATGCGGCCAAACACGTGCCCCAAAGATCCGTAGTTTGGGACGACAAGCCTTCTCGGCGCTTATACACAGATGACCCATATGTGCGACTTCGCGGCAGCAGCGACTACAGCAGGAATGGCTTGACTCCCATTCCGGATGGTGCCCCGCGCGACTAGAGATCGCCGAGGGCCGACGACAGGAGGTTGAATCCATGTCGCACCACAAGAGTATCGTGACCCTCGCCGTACTCGTCTCGCTCGTCTTCTCAACCCCAGCCCTAGCCGCTCAATCTAAGCTAGTCAAGGAGGGGGCCCGGCACCATCATCGCGACATGCCTCATCCTCGCCGAGTTGCCCGTGCAGAACCTATCGCTGCCGCAATAGCCATCGCTGAGCGCTACTGGCATGCGGCCCCCTGTTCCGGACAGATCCGGATCACCGTTACAATGCCCCCAGCGAATGACGAAAACGGCGGGATCGATGCGAGCATGTGGTCGTCATGGAACTCTACAGCGGGCACGAATGTCGAGACCGGGACACAACCCTTCACAAACTGTATAATTGGCATTAACTCGGCAGTATGGAATACCGGGGAAATGATGGCTTATACGGCATGGCCCGAGTTCAGCATAGATCTAATTCATGAGTTCGGACATCTGCTCGGACATAGCCATTCGACTGACCCAGCAGACGTAATGTACTCTGAACCATCTGCCAAAGTGCAGATAACTGGCGAATATCTATGGGCACTTTAGAGAATGCGATAGGTTGAAAGAATACCGCTTATAGTCGCTCCAGCGGCGGGAAGAGTCATAGAATCATATATCTAGTCTTCGAAAGTTCCCCTTCGGCAGACGTCGTAGCCTTCCACTTCGATTTAGGCGGACACAGGAAACCAAAGGTAATCGCCTTGCTGACCGCACCTCCAGTTGTGACTTCTCCGACAATTACGCCGCCTACGGTGACTGTAAATGTCGTATATAGGTTTTTGTTGTCCTTGAAGATCAGTGATACATATACCATTCGGGTTGAGTTGGCTTCTATTTCTTCATTCAGGGAGGGCAATTCTTCTGGGGTATATATGTTCCCCGTATCTATAAGCGCACGCCCTTTGACTACCTTTGCATCGGTGACCGCTTCTTCGGCTATCTTCGCTGTTGCTACCGCTAGCGCTGCTAGCTGAGCTGTGGAGATAGTCCCAACGAGCGAAGCCGTAGGAAAATGAAGGCCTAGGTTAAGCAGCGGCGCGACGTTTTCAATATCGCCGCTGACGATCGATGAGGCTTTCGCAGGCACCAGAACGGGCCCGAGCGTGAGGCTCGACGCTGGGGCGGCGGGATACCCGTGTGTTTCGCGGTTGCCGAGGGTAGCGCCGCTCGTGGGGGTTCCCGTGAGGACTGCGACGGTGAATAGGTTTTCGGTTCCGGTGTAGGCTGCGTCCTTGACGAGCGCGACTACACGGTCTACCCGAGGATTCGTTGGGTCAGACGCGGCTATTGCGAGGGCCGTGGACGAGCTTACACGACCGTAATACCCGGACTGTGTAGCTGACGTGCTGCCAGGAATGATGCCCTCTCCTGGAGCGACGAGCACCTGCATCCCGGAGCCGGCGGTGATGAGCATGTCGCCCGCGCCGACGAGACCGCCGACGACGCTGCCGATTGTCCCGCCTCGTGCGAGCAGAGCATAGATCGCGCGTCTCGTGACCTCGGCCGAATAGTTGCTTGCTTGGAGTGAGAATGGTGGTGTCTCAACGCCCATCAGTCGCCTACCTTCGCTTTGAGTTCGGCTATCTCGCGTTGCATGTCTGCGATGGTCGAAGCGAGTTGAGCCTCGACGGACGGCGGCTGGGGCTCTGGTGTCTTGTGGTGCATTCGCAGCGCGTAGCCGAGCGGCTGGACCGTGGCGGCTACAGCATCAATGTCTTCGCCTTCGACGGTTAGGAAGGCGACGGCTTGCCTGATCTTCTTGCCGGTCACCGTCTCGGCTAGTCCGTGGTCGTGTGCTGTGGCTTGGACCGCGTGGCCGGCGCTCGCAAGGGCGGTGCGTGCTTGTTGTTCGCTGCTCTTGGGTCCGCTGAGAATTATCGTGAGCATTTAGAGCTTCACCCAGCTTCCTGTCTTGTGGCTTGCTAGCCCCCAGCCTGTGAGGCCTGTCAGGTTGCCTTCATGGTCGTGTGTGAGGTTCCCAACGATTGCTTGACAGTTGCCTTCGCTGTCTATGACGTACTGTGTGGTTTGCTGCTTGAGTCCTGCGACATCTCGGGCTAGTTGCGCGAGGCGTTGCGCGAGCCATTGAGCTGAGGGCTGTTGAAAGGGAGGCATTTAGACAGCTGGGCTGAGCGCTTCGAGATAGGGTGGTTGGGCGAGGGCTAGTTCGTTCAAAGCTTGCCCCTTGTCTTCTACCGTCACCGTCCAGCTTGTGATCCGCCACTCTTGGTCGAGACCAGCGGGGAATCCTGGGTCGAACACGTCGCCGTCCTCTCCTAATTCGGGCATGACGAGCTGCACATCGTCACCGACTACGAAGGAACCTACGGGGAGGTTCGGGTCGAATGCGCTGAGCGTCACCTTTGGTGCTACTGGTGCGTAACTGTACATCGCGAGGTCACTAGTCCCGAACTGTGACAACAGGCTTGTGATGTGTTGTGATTGTGCGGTGGCATGACTTATGACGCGCTCCCACAACAGGTAGCCTTGTTCTAGCGGGTTGATGTTCTCCGCGACGACTATCGCACCCGAACCGCCGATCTCGAATACTTGGTTGGCTGTTTGTGTGCCGTCCTCGGGGATTTTATAGTTGCGTGCGAGCGTCAGGTCAATACTGAGATTGTTCTCAGAGACCGTTCTGCCGCGCCTAGGGTAACTCAGGTTGATAGTACCTACGAGCGGTGATCCCGGCCCAGAACTGTACGCGACGTCGATCCCGAAGTCGGGTCCAGCACCGAGACCCAACTGTGATAGTTGTGTGACTATCGTGCCGACCATTTGGACACTTGCATAGGGGTATTGGACTGCTACCCAGTCGGCTTCTGGTGCGACTGGTTTAGAGCCGGATGGCGTTTCGCCGTTGAGTAGGATCCCGAGACCGCCGAGTGGATCGCCGTACGGTACGCTGAGGGCATCGCTAAGCAATTGCACGCATATCAGTGATGCGTCCCACGGGGTCGCCGTCCAGTACGGCATCGCTTTTTCACCGGAAATGCCCGAGAATGGGGGGGCCGAATAGTCTGTTGCTTGTGCTCGACTTTGTTCAAAATATGCCCATATCTCACTACACGTGATTTCTACGGGTGTAGGAGGATTAGACCTGTTTCGAGGTAGCACCACCCCGGCCCAAACGACCGCTCCTTCATAATCGACGACAATCAAGCTCTTGTTGGGGATCGTTGCCGCTATCGGGTTGGTCCCCCTCACGCGGGGGTCCATTAGGTCGATACTCGCGGTCAGCTGTTGTGCGGTATTGAGCTGCTGTCCAAACTTGACTTTCTGCAACGGGAGCTGCGCGAGCGGCATACCAGTCTTGAAATCGTATGCATAGTAGCTGAATGGGTTCCGGACAATATCCGCTGTACTAGTAGCTACTGGTGACGGTTTCGGTTTTGGTGAGGCTTCAACAATCTCGTCTAGCAGCAATAGGAGCGACATAGCGTACGCCTAGACGAGCAAATCGTAAAACATTTCGTATGTCCAAGATGAACTATCGCTCGGGATCACCTGTATCTGAAATACTCCCGGGAGTACAGCATTTTCCCTATATGCGTCTTCGGCATTGCCCGGCGTACCGACTTCCAAGCCCGGTGCCATCTGAAAGGCACGAGATGCTTCGACTGCCGGAAATCGGCATATAACCTGGTCGGGGTTTCCCCCAAATACCGAGACGGTAAGCGCCTTGCCACCACCGGGATTGCCTGTGATATGCAGGTTTATATGTAGCTTAGTCCAGTTGTAGTTAGTAATAGGCGCCGTTGCTGCTGTTTTTGTGCGCACTTCCGATGCGAACGCAACCAACTGATGATGATTGTTCCGTTGCTGATCGAAATTGCCTTCCGCATTACAGAGACCGATTGACATCTGTGCCGTATTCTGTCCCACTGAGTTATCGGGAAGCGCAGCAGAATTTAGGCTCGGTACTAGTTCACCAGTGCTGGTCATTATCCCAGGCACAACGGCCGCCATGCCATTATGTGGTCTCGGGCTAGCCGAACCTACAGCCTGAACGGCTCGTTCCCATTCCGATCCGTTCCAGAGCATTGGCCCCACTTCTTGATACTTCTGGCCGCCCTGAAGGGAGCTGGCTACTTCTTCTCCGCTTCCAGGTGTTCTTGGTGAACCCATCGGTTCGTCCTCCTTACCCTTACTACAGTATGTATGCGCTCGCCCATTCGGCGGTTAGTACGCCCGACGGTTCTGGATCTTCAGTCAAGAACTGGATAGTGTTCAACCCCCGAGGCAGCGTGAACCATTGTGAGCCGGGGGCCCTCGTGTACCATCGGGTCGCGCCTATCGTGCTGCCTGCCGTGAAATACGTCGCGGTTTTCATGTCTGTGTTGAGTACGAGCCTGTCGCCTGCCGCCATCGTCAGTTCGAACGTGAGGTTCGGTGAGTTTTCAGCGGAGGCGAGAGTGATCGACGGGTTCGTGCAGGGTCCTTCGACGGTCAGGATCGGCTTCGTGTCGATGTTGCCTTCATTGTTGAGACTCAAGACACCAGCGACGCTTCCTCCACCAAAAGACAGGGGGAAGACGAGAGGGAAGGAGAAGCCCGAACCTGTACCGGGTGGAGTGACGGATGCTGATTGGGTTGGTGTGGAGTAGAGCCTCGGGTCACTCGCAGCAAACAGGAGCGTCACCCCACCCAATTCTCCAAGGGCGAACGTGATGTCGATAGGTATGCTCCGCTTGCGGACGCGGGCCATCGAGACGAGCGTCCCGTACCCCGGCAAGCTGACGTACAATGGAGCCTCGACGACGCCTTTCGGGACCGTCGCCGCAGCCAAGGCTCGCCAAGCATGAGCGAAGCTCACATCGTCTTTCTGCAGGTCCCCTTCGAGGGTTAGTTCTCCGCCGGCCATCACGTCGAGACCTACGAACATGCCGTGTTCCCTGGGACGTTCGCTATCCCCACTCCTGATGGTCGGTAGCTCGGCCCCGTTGATCTTCTTCAGCTCGACGCTCGTGTTCGGACCCAACAAAAGATCGTAGAACCAGAACTGGTAAGGAGCGAGGGTAGGGACTTCGACGCTCGGGGCTGGGAAGGGCTTCTGGTAGTAGCCGGGTTCGAGCGTGACTGGTTTGGCCGTGCTCGGAGAGCCGGGGATGAGGATCGGCACGCATGCCCCTTCCTTCTTTGTCAGCGAGCGCCGGGCACCGGCATGACCGGCGGTTTGCGTCGACCGATCGGCTCAAGCAGCTCCACAGGAGCCACGCCACGCAAATAGGCCGCAGTCACATCGAGGCGAGCATGGCCGAGTTGCTGTTGGATGGTGTACACGTCGATCCCCTCTCGCCAGAGCTCGACTGCGTGCTCGTGACGGAAACTGTGTGGGTTGGCTCGTCTGCGGAGTCCTGCTCGAGCGGCTGCATCTCGTAGTTGCCTGCGAGCATCGGTGGCGCCTATCGGCCGGCCTGCTGTCGGACCCGAGAGGACACAGAAGATCGCTCCGAACGGAAGCTCTCGACGGGCCTCAAGCCACGGTTCGAGCTGTTTCCACGCCCACTCGTCCATCGCGCTGATCCTGCGCTTGTCGCCCTTGCCGTGCCTGACCGTGATCGCCAGGTCTCTCGGGTTCAGGTCGCGCTCCTCCAACGCTAGGGCCTCGCTGATGCGAAGGCCGGTGCGCCAGAGGACCACAATGAGCGCTCGGAGGCGCATCGAGGACAGTTCGGCAAGTCTTCCTGCACGGTGAGGCTTGCAGGCTCCCAGCAGCGCCACGACGTCCTGGACCTGAATCGGGTCTGGCGGGAAGCGGCATCCCTTCGTGACCGGCGGCCTGCCGGCGTGATAGCCAGGTGTCGCTGCCGGGCTCAGCCTGCGTCCGCGTACGTCGAGGCGGATACCATCCTTGGTGCTCATGGAGTGTCTGCTCCTTGGGCCATGCCCCGGGACGTTGGCGCGTCGCCGGGGCGCTTTATGTTGGCCTACGAAGCTAGTCGACTCCGATCCCGTGGTCGGGGTTTATGGACGGATGTACGACTGTCCGGCATCACGCGCGAGGGCGACCGCTCCGACCTATTCCCCTCGACAGACTAGCCCTGCTCACGCATAGCGGCAGTCCCGGCTACCCTGCCGAGTACCCGGCTTCGACGAAGAACTGTGCGGCGGTCGTCGCCACATTTACTGCTGTATGGACCACGATTTTGGACGATGTCATCGTCACCCACCACAACTGTTGGGGAGTGGCTTCCTTGGGAGTGACATTGACCCAAGTCGGGGTCTGCTGGAGGCCGTGCGCAACTTCGCCTTCGGCTTTGCCCACTGCGACGGTGACGGAGCCGCGGAACGGGTTGCGCACATTGTTTGCGTTTATCCCAGTGAAACGCAGGCTTATACCTGCCGCGCTAGTAGGAACGTACAGAGTCGTTTGATCGGGTTGGGACGTCCAGTATTTGAAGTCGCCGTAGATGTTGTTGAGCGCCCGGTTGCCCTGGGTCACGATGGCACGGTCGGGGACTTCTTTGTGCGTGCCGCCAGTGCAGCCGGTCAGGAAGTGTTGGCCGATCCCGGTACCGACGGGTAGACCGGAGGCGGGTATGCCCGCGACGCCTGTGAGCTTCTTGCCCACTATGCCCGTGTAGGAGAGCGCGACGGCGGGTACGGTGCCTTCCTGTTCGAGCGACGGGAAGGCCGTCACGACACCGCCACCGGGCTTGAATCCAAGCGCGGCCGGTTCGGACTCAAGTTCGATTTCCGTTTCGCCTTCGGCCGCTGCTTTGGCTAGGCCGCCTGTTGCGCTCGTGGTCCCCGTGTAGCTGATTACGTCGCCCAACACTGAGAACAAGATCGTGCCGCCCACAGTCGATCCCTGCGGACAGAAGTTGCGTGCGTTGAGCACCTGGATTTCCCCCGTTGTAGCATCAACGGTCCCGCCCGCTTTGGCTACCACCGCCGACCACGCACCGTTCTCATAGGGACGAGAGATACGCCCCCTCATCCTCAGGTCAATGTCAACGTTTTCAAACCGGCTAAGTGTTGACCCGCTCTTGCCGATCCCTATCACGGCCGCGCCGCCTCCCGCGACCGCCCAGCTTGCCTGGAATATTTCGCCCTTGATCGTGATGCCTGCCCGCGTCTGTGAGCTACCCATCGAAAGGGTGTCGAGCATCACTGCTGCGTATGGCGGCGTGTCGATATAGATGTTCGGTGCGGTATAGCTACCTGCGCATAGGCGCAGGAGGGCGCGCGCATTGCGCGCATTCCAGTTTCCCCCTGATACCACGCCACTGGGATGGTAATGCACATCGTTCCAATCAGGGGACGCCATGAATAGATCCCCCAGCGCTGCGTTAGCGCCCGCGAAACTAACCGTGCGCCCGTCGGGCGCATAGGGCATGATTTCGCGACTATAACGGTTGCATTGGAACGCCTGACAGTTGTTCAGATGGATGTTGCTCGCAGATACCGAATAGCCGGGAACACCCTGCGCTGCGAAACCCGAGCCGGGACATCCCTTGGGGTACACATTCTCGATCACGACCTGGCGCGACTGTATCGCGACGCCATGCCCCGTCTGGTTGAACGGGACTACGAGCGTCTCCGCGAGAGGGGTAATAGACTGGCCCGCTACCACTGTCGCCACTTCGAGTAGCGTCGAACCACTGACGCCCGTGAACGAACACAGATGTTCCCCAATCCACAGTTCGCCTTTGCCGCCGCTGATGAACGCAGCAAAAGCCGCTGTCGAGCGGTCCATCGTGAGCGTTTTCGGCGCATTCGTGATGGTCGGATTTTCGGCCAGCTTCGCTTCGGCTGGCACAGGAGGACCGGCGAGTTCCTTGTTGCTCAAGAGCGTACAGCCGCCGTGGATTTCCCAGCCGGAGTTACCAACGGTCGAAGTGCCCCAAAGGGCATCTTCGACGAAGTTCCCCTGCCCAGCATTGAGCCTGATGAAGCATTGGGCTGGTCCCGCGAGGACAAGCCGCTGTTGTTGCAGCATCCTGAGCGTGTTCTCTTTGTAGGCCGTGGCGCTCGTGTTCGGAGCGACGTAGACGATGCCGCCTTCGCCGACCTGGCTCAGTGCGTGACCGATCGTCGCATAAGCGGTGCCCCACTTGTGGCCATTGTTTGCGTCGCTTCCTTCGGTGGTGACATAGGCCACCTTGGGGCTGCCGCTTTCCACCGAACTAAGCAGTGGTACGAGGCCGGCACCCACGGCCGCTTTGCCTGTTCCCGGATCGACACCAGCAAGGTCTTGAGCTCGTAGCGCGACAACCTCAGCCGCGGCAGCCGTGTTCCCGAGATAGGTGGCTACCACGTCGAGGTCCTGCTCAGCAACCACATAGCCGGGGAGCTGCCCGTTCGAGTCGGCCGTCAAGGGTTGCGTGAGCGTTTCCCCGACCGTCGCGGTTGCATACACGGTCACGGGGGTTGTCGTCCCGTGTTCATACACATGCGCGGTCGCTCCTACGGCCGGCTTATACGTGCCTTGTATGAGGATCGTCCCGTTGGGGAGGGAACTGAGGGGTACTAGGCTGGTTGTCATCTATCGCTCCCCCTTCCCTATGCTGGTATTTGCGTCCGCATGACCCAGCCGACCTCTGAAGCGATAGCTGCCGCGTCGGTCGGGTTTACTCCCTCGATGTTCACGGTCAGTCCAGAACCGGCGTATTGCGTGTTCGCCTCAGCCTTAGTCTTTTCGATAAGGGCCTGCTGTTCAGCCTCGGCGATGTTCGCTTTGTCTTGCGCTTCGACAAGTATCTTGTTGGCTTCAGCGAGCACGATTTCCGCATGGCCTTTAGCGTTAGCGACGGCGTTCGATGCTTCCTGCTCGGCCTTCGCGGCGTTCGCTTCTGCGGTACTCAAAGCATTTTGAGCCTGTTGGAGAGCGGCACTCGACGCATTCTTCGCGGCCGCAAGGGATGCTTCGGCTTGGGCGACCTGCTTGGACTGTTCCGCCTTCGCGTGTTCTACCGCGGCCTCCGCTATCTGCTGTTGGGCTTGTGTGCCTGTCGCGACCTTCTGAGCCGCGTTTTCGGCTTCCTGCACAGCCTGGTTAGTCGTCCTCGTCACATTGTCCAGGTTCTGTTGGGCGCCTTGGATCGCAGCGTTCTCGTTCTGTTCAGTCGTAGCGACCGATGTCTTCGCTTGTCCGACCAACACATCCTGTTGGGCAGTCACGGCATCGATCATTGCTTGGGTAGCAGCAGTAGCGGAGTCCGTTTCGGTTTGGGCTTTGTCGATCGCTTGTTGAGCGAAGGCGTTCTGTGCGTCATAGCCGGTCTTCATCTGGTCCAATGAGACCTGTTGTTGTTGCGCGACGAGGTTCAGCCCGTATAGTCCGCGCTCGCCAAGCTTGTCAACTTCGGTTTGTGAGCGGTCCTGTATCTGTTGGACCGCAGCAGCGTTAGCGTCAGCCATTTCCTGCGTATTGTCCCGGATTGCGGTAGCCTCAGCGCTCATCGCATCGCTGATAGACTGTCCCGCGTCCTTCAATGCGGTGGTCGCATTGTTGATGCCGGTAACCATCAGGTTCTCGGCGTCCTTCCAGCCTTCGATGACCTTCATCGCCATGTCTTCAGCGATCTTTGTCTGGTCTTTCATCTCGACTACTTCGAGATTCATCTTGCGAACGTCAGCCTTCTCCTGGGACGCCAATAGCTCTGCGTCAAGGGTCGAGAGCGCCTGCTTATGTGCAACTGTGAGCTGACTAGCGAGTTGGACTAGACCCTTTTCGTGGGTGGCACGCAGTTCCTTGACTAGCTTGTCGAACGCTTTCTCGGCCTCAGATTTTGCGGTCGTCAACGTGGGTTGTGCTATGCCACTACCGTGCGCGTTCTCAACAACGGTATGGGCACCGAGCAGCTTCTCAAGAATCTTGATATTGCCGGTTTGGATATCCGCTTCATATGTCTTTAGCTTGCCAGTTCCGCTGCCTTCCAGGCGCTTCATCGCAGCTGCGTGCTTCTTGGCTTCCTTTTCTTCGGTCGCGGCGACCAGGTTCGCTACACCAAGAGCAGACCCCGGTTTACCGAGTGTGGCAAGAAACTTGGAATACTCGACCGCAGCCGGTGTGACTTGTCCCTCCTTATAACCAGTGGTCGCCTGAGCGAGCGTCCTTCCTCCACCGGCACCGAACCCGAACTCAAGTCCGGTTCCCGTCTTCGCGTATGTACCGATCGTTTGGCCAGCCTTGACCCTTTGTCCTTCTCGGACCATTGACGCGATCTGCTCCGCGTAATAAACATGTTGGCCCTTGTGGGTACCGCTAGTCAGCTCCTCTTCGATCAGCGGCTCGCCCTTATACCAGTCCTGGATGATCTTGTCGATAACACCCGACCCGATAGCGCCGATGCGGGCACCGGGATGCAGGCCACTGAAGTCAATGCCCTCATCCTCCCGGCCTCGATGCAAACCAGCGGGATCTAGGAATGGGCTGACGTAAGGTTCGACCTTCCTTTTTTTCTTCTTTGAGCCTGTCGCCGATTCGAGATATTCTTTGAGCGCCTTGGATTCCGTTGGATGCGTTTCGTGACTTGTCGCTGCGTGACTCGCACCCTTGGGCGCGCTCGAACCGAATGCGCGTTCCATGATCTTCGGTATCTGCGAGTTTTCGGGACGCTCAAACTTGCGTATGAACAATTCAGCGGCCTGACGCGAAGATTTCGCTCCCTCCAGTCCCTTTAGGGTGCCTCGTTCACCGTGATTGAGTTCATACCAGAGGTATTCGAGCTGCTCCTGCATCGAGTCGCCGGGACCGGCAGCATTGCCCGGCCCGATCTTGCCGCCAGCGTACTTCTTGAGTCCTTCAAGGCGCGAGCCGAGCCATTGGGCTATGCCATACGCCCCTTCGCTACCAGTCGCCTTGGGATTGAGCCCTGATTCCCCATACAGGGCACGCATAACGCCTTCGGCGGCGGGATGGGACAACCCGTGCTTTTGTAGGAAGGAAGTGACGTTGCCACCAGCGGCACTGCCGACGGGACCCTTTGCATAATGTACTTCTTTTTCGCCGAGGGTTTCACCCCCGATCAGTTCGCTGAGGCTTTTTGCTTGTTTTTCACCCGTGATTCCTTCGAGGGCCGCACCGAAGGCGTGCGCTCCAACTTCAGCGCTAGCGAAAGCGACGCCGATCATGCCGATCTTGCCTGCTAGGGACGCAAACGATGCTCCTGCAGCAGTATTGCTTGCCTCTATCTCCGAGTCGGCCGCCGCGACCGCACCGGCCTCCGTCGCCATCGTGCCCTCAATCCCACTGGCCGCAGTCTCTGCCGAAGTTGCTGTTCCGGCGAAGCCCGTGTCGATCTCCTCGAAGGACATTTGCATCTTCGCCGCCTCGGCCTCGACGGCAGCAGACGACGTCGCTGAGGCGGCCTCGATTTTTGCTGAGGAGACGGTGGCCGCCTCATCCTCAGCGGTGAACCTGGCGATCACCCTGGCGGCAGCAGACTCAACAGCCCCAGCGAATTTGGCCAGATCGCCGACAGCGGTAGCTGTGGCACGACCGAATTTGACTAGCTTCTGCTCTGCGTATACCGCTACAGCGACGCTAAGTACTCCACCGATTGTGAGTCCTAGCGCCTCGGCGATAGCCTTATGGCGCTCCATCCAACCGATGGCCTGACCAGTGTCATGTCCAAGCTCCTGAATCTTTGGTATTAGGAACGCCCCGAGCTTGTCGTCAAGCACAGTGACGGCGGCATGTAGCTGTTCAGTCTCGAATGAGAGTTCGTGCTCCTTGGTCAACCAGTCGGACCCGAAACTGTGGGACCCCTTCCCGATGTCCGCGTACTTTTCCTGGAGACGACTGACCTGGTGGAGAAGAACCTGTACGCCCGTGGATTGGCGTCCGCCGAACGCGCGAGCTATAATGAGACCCTGTTGGTCTGCAGTCGCTCCTGAGTCGTGCAGATGAGTCTTCAGGTCCTCTAGCGCCTTGACGATCCCACCAGAACGCATGTCCGATGCGAGCTGGAGGGTAGAGAGTCCCACAGCACCAAGGGCCTTACTAGCTGCAGCCGAGGGGGCCGCCATGATCCGTATAGCGCTCGTTAGCTTGGTCGCGGCGTCCTGGCCACGAATGTTGTTGTCGCCGAAGACTGCTAGCGCAGCGCCCACATCCCGGATACTGAGGCCGTAGGTCTTCATTGGGCCGAGCAGACCTGTACCGAAGGCGTCGGCGAGGTCTTGCATTTTCATGTCGCCGGACCCGACGATGCTGTTCATCGCGCCCATCGCCTGCCCGTAGTTCTGGACACCGGAGATCCCGGAGACGATCGCTGCGTCTAGAGCGTTCGTGACGTCTACGAGGTTGGCGTTGCCGACCTTTGCGCCCTCGGCAGCGATCTTGAGGACGTTCATCGCCTTGGCGCCACGGAGACCAACGGACTCGACGTGGTAGAGCCCTTCAGCTAGCTGTTGCGGGCCCGTACCGACGCTTGCGGACATCCCCTCGACCGCGCCGGTCATCTTCCCCACTTCGGCCTGTGTCGCGCCGGCCTGAGTGTGGATCATCTCCATTTGCTTCTGGAGAGCCGCAGCGCCCTTTACGCCCTCATAAGCAGCCGCAGTGAACCCGACAATCCCTGCTCCAAGGGTGAGCTTCCCCATTGACGACAGGGCGCTCCCGAGCTTCGCGCTCTTAGTCTCTGCCTCGTCGAACTGCTTCCCCATTTTCGAGAGGGACCCCGACATCGGGATACCCCACGATTCGCCCATCTTCCCGAGCCGTGAGAGAGCGTTCCCAGCCTTCGTCGTCCCATCGTCGAACGCCTTGCTGATCCGGGAACCAGAGACCTCGGCTGCCTGGGCCGCTCGTGCAGCAGCAGCCTCTTGCTCGTCGGCGGAAAGGCCCATCCGCTTAGCTGCGTCAGCAGCAGCAGCAGACGCCACCTTCTGGGCGCGGGTCATCTCGTCCTGGGCAGCCACGAACGCTGTCGCAGCACGCCCAGCGGCTGCTATCTGCTCATCGGCGGATGCTCCAGCCTGCTTTGCTTGCTCTGCGGCTGCAGCTCCGGCTCGTTTGGCGGAGTCGACCATCGTGTTGGCCGAGTCGCTGACGACAAGACCGGCGCGACGGAACGAGTCCTCCAGGTCCTTTGTGTTCCCGAGAGCGGTGACTGTGACTACGCGACCAGGCATTACGCTCCGATCGACTCAAGAACGGCGGACTCGATAGCGTCGAGCGCCATCTCGGCCACTTGATCTGTTGTCTCCTCGAGAGCAGGAGCCAGGAACGCGGGATGACTGTTCTTTTCGGTCCAACGGTTCTTGTACTTGTCTCCACCCGAGTGTGCTTGGTCATACGTGAGGTAGACTGGGTGTCGAATGAACCCCCTACCTTTGTTCTCGATCGGCGCGGCGTTGGGGGCTGCGTCGCCACCAAAACTGACCTTGATGTTGCCGCGCCCCGTCGTCCTGACTTTTCTCGATCCGGGGACGCGACGCGAATAGGACGCGTTTCTCGCTGCCGCATCGGCGATCAGCTCGCCACCCGCACGCAACCCCTTCTGGCAACCCTTCCATGCAGCCGGGGATGCTGCGCGTATGTCCTTTGCGAGTCGTGCGATCGAATCGACATCGACAACTATCGGTTGGCCGGTCAGGCTTGTTTTAGGGGTACTGACGGTTAGCGGCATTACCATGAACCCCCTGCCTTCGCGGCCTCTTTCTTAGTTTCCAACCACTTATCTGACCAGTCGATCAGGGTCAGGAAATCGAGCCATGACAGCTCGTCTACTTCACGTGGCGTGACGTGACAGACGGTTGCTAGCTGTCCGAGGTGTTCTCGTCGGAGTCGCTCGGGATCTCCGTCGAGCTTCGGGTTGGGAGGACCTGGGTCCCCTCGGTAGGAGGGTCAGTCGTCTCGATCTTCTCGTCCTCAGCGTCTTCGAGGAATCCCTTTAGGGGAAAGTCGGGCATTTGGTTGGGCTCAGGCACGTTCGCCTCACCGGCAGCCGTACGCGCGACCCATAGGGCGCAGACGGCCGCCTCGGGGTCCAGGAGACGCAAGGCCCCGATGAATGCCATGTACCTGCCGAGTTCCGGTCCGTACCATCCCTTTATCTGCCGCAGACGTCCGACGGTCAGATCCTCGAAGCTGAACGGATATTTCTTTTCTCCTACGTTGAGGATAAGGTCAGCCATCGATTCTCCTTAAAACGTCGTATCCGCGGTGATGAGTGATGCCTTCACCGCCGGTTCGTTAGTAGCGTTGATCGTGCCCTTCAACGTAACCGTGTTTTTCACGATGTCAGGCCCGTCGAGAGGGGCCTCGCCGCCCGTCTGGATGAACGCGTTCGTGAACGACATCGAGAGCGTGTTCTTCTTGCCAGAACTCCCGATGGCTCCTCCGACGGCGGTCATAGTCATGGCTTGCGGTTCGTTTTTCAGGAACGTTTCGAGGATCGTCTTTGCTGCTTCGGTGTAATCGACTTCCGCGACGAGAGTGATGTCAATCAGTCCGTTTGTGACGGGCATTTCCTTGTGTTCCTGGCCGAGATAGATCCGGTCGGTCGCGAGCTTGTGCTCCAACGTCACTGTGATCTTCTTGACACCCCCAAGAGTCGCCTGAGAACCGGGGGGACCGATGGTAAAAACGGATTCTGTGCTTCCCATCGAGAACGGTACAGCCGCCGTGGTGTAAACCGGCACGATTAGCCCTGTTTCCGTCTCGGGGTACTGGGCGTCCCAATCATAGCTGTAGGTGACTAGGCCGGTACGGTCGAATACCCACTCTGCCTTCTGGATCATGCACGAGTGGTAGTTGTACGCTTGCTGTTCACCCGCGCTGGTGGGGACACCCATCTGCATGTCGAAGAACGCTTTGTTCTTTTCAGGCGGTTCGACCTTGATCCCGGAGGCGCCCCCGAGTTCGTATGCTGTTGTCGTACCGGCTTTTTCTAGGGTCGCACCAGAACCAAAGGCGCAAGCGAGAAGCAACGCGGCCCCCGTACTCATCATGTCTCCCGTGAGGGGACCCTTGGCGTCGCGCCACGTTTGTACATGCGCGGAACCGATATCGACCGCTCGACCACCGGCAAGATACGGACCGCCCTGGACGATGTGGGGATCGTGTGTCGGCTTGTTTGTCTTGACTGACGGCAGCGTACGAGTGGGGGTTGCCCATGTTCCGCCATATGTTGGTTGAGCAGCTATCGCGACGAACCCGCCGAGACCGCTGCCGATGGTATTAGCCATGTGGCTTACTCCTTTTCTCCGGTCTCCACCGGCTCGGTCCCTGTCGCACCCGGATCATCGGAGGCGGACTTGTCTTTACTACTTCCCCTGGACGCTTTACGCGGCTCACCCTTTGACCAAACGCCACTGATACCAGCCGCAATCTGCTCGTCTGTGAAATCGTAGCTTTCGCCCGGTCTCACGCCGGGCTCATCCTGCTCTACGATGGCTGCCTGATGGTCACGGTTATATAGGCGCACCAGTCTTCTCCTTATTCGGGTGTGAGGATCGCCTCGAAACTGAAACCCCAGTCCAGTACTCCACACCATCCAGCGGGGCCCCCACCCATCTCTCCGGGCGCAGCGTCATACCTCGCATAGCTCGGCAACATCAAGTACGGGGTTGGCCCTTCAGTGTCGAGTATCGGCATGTTCCTGTTGGACATGGCCGGCGTCATAACGCAAGCCTGAAACAATGCGTAGGTTTCGGCTAGGACTTTCGTGGCTAGTTTCTGGTTGACTGCGGGAGAGTCGCCCGTGAAGACCGTTGTCTTTCCGACGATTTCGTATCGCTCCTTTTGAGCAAATACGCCGATGCTCTTCCATTCAAATTGGTGATTCTCGATTTTCGAGAGGATGATGTAACTCTTGGGCTCGTACTGGCTCAACTCGAACGGGAACACGCTCACCGGAGTTGCTTGTCCGGCCGCTGCTTCCCCTACGAGCTTTAGGAAAGCTGCGTAGATTCCTGGAGCCGAAGAGATGAGATCCTGCGTTCCGAGAGGCAGCGTGTCCGACACGACAACCGGACTCACTATCCCATCCCCTGCTGTGCGTAGGGCGACAGGAACTCCTGAACGCGGTGAGGGACTGCGGCAAACATGCCGACAGGCGGATTCTCTGGGTCATATCCAGCGGGCGCCGGGACGCTACGGCTAGCTTGTTGTGTGTTACGCCACCAGTGCGCTATCAGCTCAAGCGTTGCGCGCCGAATATCGGCCGGCACGGGATTGTAGCCCGCAACCCACGTCACTTCGATATTGCGTTGTCCGGGGAACCAGGGTCGCTGGACGAGCCCGGTGAAGGTCCTGATTAGCCGGCCGGTGAGAGCTTCGAGTTGGAAGACTTCCTGGCCACCCTGGTTAGCTGGGGTTTGTTCGGTCAGTTCGTGGGGTCCCGAGCTTCCCCAATACTCAACGACCCTCTTGACTTCGAGCACTGGATAGTAGGGGAGCATTACGCTTGACCCATTCAGTCCAGTCCATCCGGAGAACCGTCGCCAGAACTTGGTAGGCGCTATTGGGCGCCCGAGATAATTCTGGACCCACTGGCAACTCATGTCGATGGTTTCCTGGAGTTGCACGTTCTCGGCCTCGGGAACCGAGAGCGATGTGAATTGAAGGTATGGCTTGACGTCGCTTTCGAGATCCAAATAGTTCTGCCACGCCGATGTAGTCTCGATTTGGGCGGTCATGTCAACCTCCGAACGGCTGTTGCGGAAGCAACGTGCCCAGGTCGATCGAGCCGCTACCTGTGGGTACGATTATGTAGAAGGTCTCTGGTGAGTCGCCGAGTAGCCGAAAGTCAACTCGCCACTGTGAATCTGTAGGGATCGTTTCCTGGTCGGTGTTAGCGAGCAGTTCTTGAGAAAGCTTCCCTTCGCTGTTGAGGTTCGCGGTGATCTCCGACGGCAAGATGGTGGTGCCGTTGTTGGTTATCCTCTTCGTCAAGGTGAACGTGATAGCCCCCGAGCCGGGCGTACCGTCAGCGTTCTCAACCGTGTGCGTTATGAGACGACGGCTAAAACTCACTGTTGCTCCTTCCAACTAGAGCCGGCAGGGCCTGGGATAGCGTGCTCCAGGTAGTAGGCATCTTCTGCGTCGGGCTCCGTCACGTACCAGGACATGTGGCGCGCCTGATAAGGAGCACCAGTGCGGACCGCTCGATAGTCGAACCGCGCTCCAGGCCGATAGAGAGCGAAAGTGGTGTCGATGAGCGAGTCGAAGGCGCCGGGCTCAAGTTCCCGGTCTGGTGAGACGAGCGACTGCTCCCATTTGAGGCTTGGGAGCGTTGCCGGAAGATCGTCCAGATGCAATCCAAGACCAGCCTTCGGGAACGTGGGATATCGCTCCAGAAGGTCGTATAGATGAGCTACAGCATCGTGTGGACACTCTGCGATCGGTATGACGTCGGGGTCTGTGTAGACGAACCACTCGCCGGGCACGAGGTCTGTGATCCAGAGTGCGCGTGAGCCGGCGTTCCGTCCGAGATGGATGACTTCGTGCGACGTCGCCTTGTAGTAGGCAAGCAGCGGCTCGTAGGTCGAATCGTTGTCCAGCAGGACAATGCGCTCATGACTCGCAGTCTCAAGCCATTCGACTAGCGCGCGTAGAGGTGTTACACGGTCTCGGCAGTTTATGTAGATCGGGGTGTCGCTCACGCCGCCAAAGCGCGCCTGACGCCCTCCTCAACGCTGATCTTCGGCTCGTAATACTGTCGGAGTAGCGAGTTGTCGCACACGCGGTGGAGAACACCCACGGGCTTGTCGCTGAGGTGCCTGACGGCGACGTCGTAGCCTGCTGCCTTCATGCAGAGCTGGGCAAGCTCGTCCATTGACGTGGGAACACCCGTACCGAGGTTTACGGGACCGTCTACGCCAGAGTGAGCGAGAACTAGGACCGCCGAGACAAGATCGTCGATGTGGATGAAGTCCCTGACCTGCGTTCCGTCGCCCCAGACGACAAAGGGATCGTCGTGGCGCTTGGCTCGACGGATGAATTCGGGGAACGGGTAGCAGTCGTCTTGGTCGTGGTCGTAAGAGGAGAACGGTCGCACGACGGTGACGGGGACCACGGTGGTGCGGACGCACTGGGCGACCATCTCGCCCGTCAGCTTCGCCCACCCGTAGCTCTCGTCCGGTACCCCGATCAGGTCAAAGCGAATGTCGTCCTCAGCGAGTTTGCAAGCTTTCTGCTGGAGGGCGACCGGATAGGAAGCCGCGCTCGAGAAGAACACGACACGCTCGGGTCTCGTGCGTAGCGCCCACTCAAAGAGTGCTCCGTCGAGCTGAAGATTGTTAGCTCCGAGAAGCGCGGCATTGCAGTCGATGCCCTCTCGGCCGCCTACGGTCGCCGCACAGTGGAAGACGAGGCCGAAGTGTTGGTCGCTTGCGAATAGGTCTCGGCAGTCGAGGTCTTCCTTGAGATCACAGCGGAACACATTGTGGCCTTCGCCCTCAAGGGCCGTAACGAGGTGCCTGCCGATGAAGCCAGCGGAGCCGGTGACGAGGACGCTCACAAGATGCTCCGCACACGGTCAACGATCCCGGGATGCTCGTCGGCGATAAACGCTGCGTACGCTTGCCGATCGTGCTCATAATGCGAGTCGTTGGCTCGGTTCACGTCGTCCTCCTGCGCCTTTCCGGCAGACGGGTGCAAATGCTCTATGAGGACATCCGGCAGATACTTGGAGCGCCCGATATCGGTTGCGAGTTTCAGCCAGTAGTTGTCGGCGTACAAGTGCTTGAGTGCCGGCGGGAAGAACCAGCCAAGCTTCCGGATGATGTCGGCCGACCAAAACGGTGCGGTGGGTAGTCGCTCGTCTTGGAGACCGTCTGCCGTGTACACGAGCCCAGACCGAATCGTGCCCATCGCGTCTTCGACTGCTGTGTCCCAGCCTTGAGTGCGGGGCCGGTGATCGTCACCAAAGGACGCGAGGATGTCCGCGCCATCGGCCAGGGCGAGCAGGGCGAGATAGTTCGTCCAAGGCGCAAGCTGCTTGCGCGGCCCGACTACATAGCGAACGTCCGGAAGCCTCTCGTAAAAATCGGCGTCGTCTTCGTCGAGCCCCACGTAGATTGCGATGTCGCCGCCAGCCGTTTCGCGTGCCGCTTCGATCATTTCCGTGAGTTGCCGCGGCCGCGCGCGAGAGGGCGTAAGGACGGCGATCACTACCAGCACCCATGCGTCGGCATGATCTCCTCGCCATCCTGCACGCGAAGATGTTCGAGCGGTGGTCCGTGTACACACTTGGTCTCGCCCGCCGACTCGAGCACTCCCTGGAGCCACGCGTCAAGGCGACACCAGTGCTTCGGTGGATGATGCTCGTCGCCCTCGTTTTCGGCCACCCGCGCGAGTGCGTCGGGGACCCTAGCTATGAGATCAGCAGTGAACTTGGCGCACCCAAGGCCCGCATACTCGACACCCACGTAGGGCACAAGGAAGCTGCACCAATCAGACGGGCATTCGTCTAGTTCGTTGAGCGTATCGGAGCGAACAACGACGTCGTGCTCAACCACACAGAACGTCTCCCCCGTGTTCCACAGCGAGTCGAAGAGTCCCCAGTAAGCACTATCACCACCGGCCACGTTGTGTGGCCACCATTCATGGCCTGTCAGCTCAAGGGCACGGCAGACCGGGGCGCAAGAGTGCGTAAACGGTAGGATCACTCGCAAGCGAACAGCTCCTCTCCCGGCCAGCCGGGCAACAAGTCAAACACCTTCGGATTGCCGAGACCGATCCACCTCTCAGCGTCGAACCGGCTCTCCGTTGAGCACTCGGGCAACGTGCGCAGATAGTCACACCGCGCCATCCAATAATTGCCTCCAAAGAACGGCGTTGTGACATATGACGGCCACTGCTCGGCGGTCAGCCAGTGGCAACCCACAGCGTCATGCTCGTCAAGCATCGCGAGGTTCTCTCGCCACCTGGCGACCACTCGCCGACACATTGAACGCCGCCATCGAGCACGAAAGTCGCTCGTGTCGTGCGCGCCCTTTGTGTGTGCGTAGAGGACTGCCCCATCATGCGTTTGGGCGTACTCGCGGACGGCACGGAGTGTCACCTGCTCCCAACCCTCGAATGCCATGACGATCGGTGGATGGTCTATCGCACGAGTCGCCGCGTCTATCTCGGTTGTCGATCCGACGACCCCCCAAAGCATCTGATGTCGGAACCCGGAGGCTACGAGCGCTTCTCGATGCTCGATCAGCGGTGTCCGCCACTCTCCACCCGCATATACATGGTAAAAGTGCGCGAGCACCTAGACCTGTACGACCTTGAACGGTCCCCGAACATACGGCGTCAGCTTCTCTGCTGCGTCTAGCGCCGCGAGGATCTTGGATTCGGGCGTGCCGTTGCCGTCGCGCAGCACGTATAGCGCCCCCGTGGCCCAGCTACCACCGGAACCAACGGCGTCGAAGCCTTGGACTGCCCTACCTACTTGAAAATCACTCTCGACTTGGTAGAGCTTGCCTCGCCAGCCGACCAAGAATGTGCCGCCAGACTCTTCACCATTGACGACTTTTGCGTAGCCGCCTTCTTTGAGCACTGTCCGCACGCCGTCGATAAACGCTGTGCTCATGAACTTGATCTCGGCGGCGGCATCGTCCACTGGCACCTCGTGTCGCTCTAGCGCGAGCGTCAGCTTGTACCTGAGGAGTTGCCCCATTCGGAAGCTGCTCGTGAAGCCGAAGGCGAATCCCTTGTCGACCCAGACCTTCTCGTCAGCTCGAATCGTCAGCGAGCTGCCATCACTCCCGGCCGAGTCGCCTCCGATCCACACCTTCCCGGCGTGCTCGATCCCAGCAATACAGGTCATGCGCGACCCTTTCCGCTCCCTATGCCGGAGCGGCGCTTTAAGTTATCGCAGCGACAGGGCATAGCAGCCGCTGCGCTTCGCCCCGTAGGGCCAAGTTCTCTATCTGTGGTAGTGCTCAACTTCGGGCCAATGCACATGCCAAGGCCCCTCAGTCGCCTTGGTGACATCGCAGTCCACGGTTTGCCACGGACTCTCAACCAACGCGCTGACGCGAGCCTCTGGGGTGATCTTGCAGAAGCCGATCCCGGTGAACCCGCACCATTCGACGCCCTCTTTGATCCATTCGCCGTAGTTCGGGCCACCATCACGTTGCGCGTAGTGCGGTCTGACTTGGTGTGTTGACGGCCAGTAGAGCTTGTAGGCGTGTGTGCAGAGCGGATGAGGACAGTCGAGTAGCTGTTGGATCAGTTCGTCCGAGCACTCCATGTCATGCTCGACGTTCACAATCGTCGCATCGGTACCCCACACGGCATGGAGTCCGCGTGAGTAGTCGGTGTCTCCGACACATTCGACTGCTACGCCCTCAAACTGTTGTGCCTTGAAGTGCTCCTCACCTGGAAGGTGTGAGCACACGACGAGCGTGCTCAGCGGGTCTCCCGTGCCGGAGCATCAATCTCGACGAGCTTGCCGCCCCGGGTGACAAAGCGGCGTAGCCGGCGTGCCCACGGTGACGTCGCGCTGCTTCCGGCGTCGCTCGGCGCGGGCGGTGGAGTAGTGGGGCTTGGAGGACAATCTCGCGGTCTGTAGCCGCCTCGCGTCTCCTCGACCATCTGAACCCTCCTTTTGATAGCCGGCGCGCGGAGTTGAACCGCACGCGAGGGCAACCCGCCCCGGCTTGGTAGACTTGTTTAGTCCGTGTAGCTGATCGTCGAAAGGCCTGTGCCGGTGATGACCACGATGCCGTTCGGGTAGCGAACGATGATCGTCCGGTATGCGTACAACTGCAGGAGAACCTGGAGGTTCTTTGCCAGCGTCTGCGGGATCACGCGCATGACGGGATCACCCTCGAACCAGTACACCTCGGCGAGATCGCCGATGACGACCTGGTCGCGGCCCGTCGTGCCCTGTGTCGGAATGTTCGCGTCAGTGAATGCACGCAACCCGTTGAACCGATAGCCAGTCGCACCCTCAATCCCGGCGTCTCCATCGGAGGAGCCGGCAGCTAGGGCGTTGAACGGTCCGGCATAGTCCGGTACGACAACCGGACGACCGTTGGCGTCCGCCCACGCGGCGATGAACTCCCATCGCGCCGGGTCGTAGAAGGCGTGCGTCGGGTTCAAGACGGTGCCTTCCGCCTTGCGAATAAACGCCTTCGCCTTCGAGACCTGTCCGTAGAAGCCACCGGAGCCCGGCAGAGAACCGGATGGAGGTGTCAGCACGAACGAGCCGCTGTTGCCCGTCCAGGACTGTTCCTTGGCGACCGCGATGACTTTCGACAGCGCGTACGTGTTGACCTTCGGCGCATAGTCACGCTGAAGCTGGTCGAACAGCATCTTGTCGTAGCTGAAGTTCGGTCCAGCACGATCCAAGAGCTGCTGAGTGACAGTCACCTCACCAGCCTCAGTCCCGAGCGCACCCGCCAAGAACCCGGCGGCGGGATCTTTCTCAGCGATACCTTCGCCCTCGGTCTGTTCCGCAACTTCCGCTCCACTCGTGATCTGCGGGATGTAGACATTCATCCCCCAGTCGGGGAGAGGCTGCTTGTTGCACTGGTCAACGAACGCCCGGCCGTACTCGCGCCACGGCGCGTAATCTCCGAGCATGATGATCGGTGAGACGAACGCTGCTCCACCACCGCCGGACGCGGACGCGCTTGCGCCACCGCCGGTAGTGATGCCCGTGCGCTCCTCGACCTTCTGCTCCAGCGCGGCGCGTCCGCGAGAGCGGAACTCCTCCATCGCTTCTTGTCCTGGGCCTGCGCCAAGCTCGCGGCTCAGCTCACGCATCTGCTTCTCGGCTACTTTGCCGACTTTTGAGTCGTTGGCGTACTCGCGCTCAATCTGGTGCTCCCAGCGATTGAGCCGCTCAGACGCTCCACCATCCGTCGTCTGGCCGAGTCGGGCCATCGTTCGGCGTGCTAGGTCGAGGGCGTGCGAGTGAGGTGAGCCCGGTCCGTAGACCATCGGTTCCTCGGTGACCTGGGCGTCGGTCCTTGACTCGGCGGGAGTAACAAGCGCCCGGGCGTCGGAGACCATGCGTCGCTTCTCCTCGGCGCGCTTCTCCTCGGCGATGCGATCGTCGAATTCGTCGATCTCGGAGATGAGGGCCTGACTGCGGGTCTCCTCGTCCTCGGTGAGATCGCGTTTCTCCGTCTCGACGAGCGTTGTCAGGCCCTCGAGCTCGGTCGTCTTTGTATCGCGCTCCTCTAGAAGCGCCTTGAGAATCTTCGGCATGGGGTATCCCCTTTGGATTGGTGTGGACTTTCCACACGCGTCCCGGACCCCTGAGCTAGCGCGCGCCGCAGTACTCCCCAATATGGGTTTCCTTGACCGTCACGTTGCCGCGCAGAGCGGTACCTACGTGGTTACTGCAAGATTTGGTTAGGCAGCGATACGTCGCCGCTTACGTGCCTCTAGCTGGAGGCGCAACCTGGCTGCCGACGAGCCGCGGATCTTCTCGCCAGGATCTACCTGTGAGCGAGCGCCCGTACCGTCCGTGTAGCCCGGTGCGCTAGCTTCCGCACCCGTCGCGTCGCCACCCTGGGAGGCATCATCTGTCGTGCTGACACCCGGTTCCCTCTCGTCGCCAAGCTCTTGCTCGTCGCCGTCGTTGGGCTCCTCGATCAGGTCAGCAGGATCAAACCCGGCGCCGCCCAATACCTCGTGGAGTGTCTTGACTGCGCCCACCAGCTTGTCCTGATTGCCCTGGGAGAGAACCTTTCCGGCTCGAACCTCAACGTACATTTGGCGCACCCGGGCACGAGACTCTTCTGGCATCGCTAGCGCCATGCGCTGGGCGATCTTGAGGGTAGTAGTCGGAGATGCTGGATATGTGACGCCGCTTACGTCGAGTAGGTCGGCGAATTTGGTGACTGATCGTTGGTCCTTGGCCTCATTCCATTTGTCGTGCGCGACGATGAACCCACACGACATCTGTGACAGGTCCTCGCGTTCGATCGCGATAGCGAGATCGTTTGCTAGCTGCTGGCGAGCATCGAGTTTTGCGACAAAGCGCAGTGCTGTTGCCGAGTCCTCGAGCGCCATCGTGCCCGAAGTGGTCCGGGCGAGAGGCAGACCCTCGTGGTTTATGAGGAACCGTACGTCGGCACCTCGTGCGAGGACGTCCGAGGCGACGCCGGGGAGCATTCGCTCCTCGAACTCGCCGAACATGTCCACGACCGTGTACGGCTCGTTGTAGACAATTGGTTCGCCACTGATCAGGATCTCGTCGCTAGTGCTGCTGCTACGCACTTCGAGTCGTGTGGCGCTGAAGTGGCGTATCTCGGGCATCAACGGTATAGCACGGTGGCGTTCGCGCTTGCGTCGAGCGACGGGCGCTTTGGATTGGCGCTCTGCCCCTTGCGCGGTCTCGTCGCGGGCTTCGGTGGCGTTTCCCGTGCCGCCACAGTCGGGGCACTTGACGTGTCCGTCGCGGATCTTGCCGGTGCCGTCACAGGTCGAGCACTTCGCTCGCTCCTCGACCACAGTGTCAGCGTCGTTCTGTTGCTTGAGCGACCCGTCCGCTTGCCAGGTGTCGGGGATCAAGTCAGAACAGCCAAGAGCAGAGGCGCGGGCCATGATGTGTTTGCGGATTGCGTTGTGTGACGAGTCGCCCATGCCGACAGCTTTGATGGCTTTTTCGACATCTTCCTTGTCCTTTATCGGGAAGGATTCGTCGGGCATAGCCTCTTTGCCGGCCATTTCTTTGCGTTCCTTGACGTTGTACTTGTCGCGCGTTTCGGCCTCGAAGGCAGCGATGCGCTCCTCATGCGTGTCCATCACTTACCTCCCTTGGCCGGGACATCCCCGTCCTCGTCATCATCTGGTGGTTCCTGTTTGCTTTGCCCTTCGGTCTGACCAGGCGCGACGTTCGAGGCGAGGGGTGCCATGACATCGTCGCCGCCTTCGACGGGTGCCCAGCCAAGCCGGCGAGTGCGTACGTCGTTAATCGAACCGACTTGCGTTCCTCGCAATGCGGTGATTTCTTCGGCGAGAGCCGCAGCGTTTGGTCGGGAGAGCTTGTTCTCTTCAAACGCCGCCATTTTGTCCTTAGGCAGAAGATTCGAGTAGGCCTCTTCCAGCGGGACCAAGAACCCGGAGAGTGTGTGCTGCAGGAACCTCATGGTCTCTTCCTGCATCGACCCGGCTGGTGGTGGTGTGACTCGTTGGAGGGCGTTGCTGTTGGCGAACTCAACGCCGAACCAGGAGAAGATGACTGACCGGGCGTACTCCAATGTCTGGAGGTACTGTGCCTCGTCGGGCGTGTTGAGCACCTTGTCGGCTTTCAAGCCGTTGTCGAGCACCAGCGGCAGATGGGCGGCCTGCAAGCCAGAGTGCTCAAGCATGAACTTCTGGGCGATCCGTTCAACCTCCGGCTGTCCCAGCTTTGCATCGGTAGACAACAGGAATGACGGTGATGTGCCCTGTGAGAACCATGCTGAGCCGAACTCGTATGCGGCCATCGCGAGCGCACCAGCAACCCCCGCGTACTCGATAGGACTCAGTGCTCGCCTAGCCCCGGGGAGCGACTTGAGCGGGATATGGACCACATCCTCAGGGTCCAATGTGCGCTTGTGAATGCCTGTCCCGTATTCGTAAATCGGGTTGCCTTCTTTGTCTGCCTTCACCTCCATGAAGGCCGGGTGGAGTACGTCTAGGACGAGCGGGTATTGCAAGCGGTCCCGAGCGAGCACATACCAGAAGCACTCACCGAACAGAGCCATGCTCCACACGGTGCGATCGTTGCCGGTGCATTGCATCATCCGCCCACCCCACGTATCTGTGAGGATTTCCGGCTGTTTGGCGTCCCACACGCGGTAGGGAATGTTGTCGTCTGACAGTTTCTCGGAATAGGAGCGCGGGTTCCCGAGCTTGATCATGTTGTTCGAGATGATCCGCAGACAGGTAAACACGACATCCACTTGCAGCAGCGTGTGCTGCGTCACGACTACGCCTGCACGCTGCTGGTTGAACATGCCGGGTGGCGGGATCGCCGAGGGGTCCATCCACCCGTAGCCGTTAGGCCACGATGTTTGTATTCCGCTACGGGTCTCGCTTCCAGGAAGCTTTCGGTTGCCCCCCCTGGTCGCTACGACATGGGTCGCGGACATCTACCCGATCACCTGGTAGTAGAGGACCCGCTTGTGGGGGATCTCTACGTGGCCGGATACCTCGACCTCGGGCTCTTTCTGCTCACCAGTGATGATCCGTGGTGCCCACAGGATGTACTCATGGCGTGTGCGGCCGGCAAGTATTCCTTCGATGGTGGGTCCGTCTTCGATGTACATACGGACCTTGCGCTTCTGCTTGAACATCGTGCGGCCCTCCAGCGGTTAGGGCCGGAATAGGCCACTCCGTGCAGGCATCTGGTCGAGCGAAATGAACCGAGCGCCATCCGGGGCAGCAGGCTCCATGGTCTGTGCCTCGGGCTCGGGCTGGCCGCCTTGTTCGCGGCGCAACCGCTCCGCTACCTCGTTTAGATCCCACACCGTCGGGACGCCTTGTGTACGCGCAGCCCACAGAGCGTTCGTGCAGCTAACCAACGGAGTGATCGTCACCCCGGATTCGCGCGACCACTTCCACGCATCGAGTAGCGGCTTCGTCTTCGCACCGGACACAGCAGAATCAAGCTCGGGCTGGGGCGGCATATATCGCAGGCCCTTCTCGATGACCGTTTTGAAGAATCCGCCGCAGGCATCCTTGTAGTCGGCGGGACTCATCCGCACGATCGGAATACCGGCGTCTTCGAGTTCTACGAGAAGGTTGCCCCAGTCAGCTCGCGGATCAGCCACCCATTGTGCGCTCGGCACACGCTCATGCCACTGCTTCGCGCTCTCAAGTATCCAGCTGGTGCTGCGTCGGTGCTCGACTACGCCTATGTGGTAGAGGCCGTCGTCACGCTCACCGGCCGCCGAGAGTGTCGCCCATGCTTGGCCGCGTTCGATGTCGATGTTGAACGCGTGCTGTGTGGCGATCTTGCTACTGGGGTCGGCTAGGGCGGACCATGCCTCCTTCGGGATGACGCGCCCCGCGTCCTCGGACACGTCGGGCCACGCACCAATCCCGAGTCGCTCGACAGCGAATTGTCGGTCACCCATCGCTCGCCGTTCGTTAGCGACGTACTCGGTAGTGATCCTGATCCCGAGCCCGGGATTGGCCAGCGCCCACTGGCCAGGGTCATCGAGGATCTTTGGATCGACAGCGCCGGGATCATCAGCCTCAGCGCTGTGCTCAAAATATGCGAGGGACTCGTCGCCTCCAGCTAGCGCGCGCTTGCGTCGCTTTGCTAGGACCACACCGTCATGTGTGGGGTCCTCCTCGTCCGGTGGCGACCCGGCGAGCCAAATCTGTGGGTTAGCGCGAGCGGAGAGGATCGGGATCGTTGCCCCGAGAAACATCTCGCGCAAGATCATCGCCTCGTCCAGGTACAGCGTGTCGCCAGAGAACCCGCGGCCCCCACCACCCGTCCGAGCCTTAAACCGGATACGCCGGCCGTCCGTAAGCTCGATGCCCTCTTGCCCATGGCTATACGTAATCCCAGCGAGCTTGGAGCCACGACGCTTGACTTCACGCCGCAGGTCATCACAGTTTTCGACGACGAACACGAGGCGACGGAAGATCTCCATCGCCGTGTCGAACAGGTGCGCCGAATAGATCTGGAGTTCCTCCTCCAAGAGGAACAAGCCAGCGAGCATCCGGGCGATCAACAGCTCGGACTTGCCGTTCTGGCGAGGAACGATCTCGGCGACCTCGAACGCCGCCCAAGGATGGATCAGTTCACGATCAGGATGGTCAGGACACGGGACGCCCTCGAGCACGCGATAGGTGCACTTCGGGCACTTCCAGTCCGCCGACTCGCCAAGCCCGTGCGTCAGCTCGACCTGCTGCCACGGGTCAAGCTCAATACCCGCAAGACGCGCAAGCGCGATCGCTTCGGGGCCTGTCGTAGACGCGTACGGCGGATGCCACGCGATCCTAGCCTCCTGTACCCCCTGAAGCGAGACGGAGGGAACGACCAGACTTGATGTCATGAAGCTCCCCCTTCTTCTCCTCCACGGGGGCAAGCTCACGCAACTTTGCCAGCGCGTCGATCAGTACCTTCCCGCACTCGCTCGGAGAGCCACGACCACCGTCAATCCGTTCGGCCATCGCCACCGCGAGCGCAGCCAAACCAGATTCGCGCAAGTCATCCGGGTAGCCAGCCAGATCCATCTCGACACCATCGAGAACGCTCATAGCCAATCCTCCGGCGCCGGCCGCACCACACGCGGGCGACGCAAAGACCTCTCCCACGTCGTGTCCCGATTGCACCGCATGTGCATCGGCCCGAGATACCTCCCCGGTTCGAGCGGGTTATGACCAAGATCCCACGGCTCGCCAGGACTGATCCATCGTCCACAACTCGGGTGCGCGCAGAATACTTCGCCGCGCTTGACCTTCGGAGCCCAACGCCTACGCAACTTCTGATGCGTCGTCCCGTATCCCCGCGCCGTTGTCGTGCCTACGCGCCCATGGTTAGCGTCCATTTTTTCGGTCGGAGAAATCGCTGAC